TATCTGAATAAAGTTTAAACTGATTATTATCTAATTTTTCAATATAATATTTTGTATTTTCAGATAATCAACCAATAGACGTTCCTGTATTATTATAATAAAAAATATTTCCAGTTTTAAATCCATGTGATGCTGAATAAATAAAATTAGATGAAATATTAATACCTTGATAAATGTATTGAGTAGTGTCTGAGCCTGGAGCAGACGTTAGGGAAATTGCTGTGCCAGCGGTAGCATTCGATGCGGTTGTGGCTAGTTTGATGGTATTACTATCGGTTGCTATAGTAAAATAAAGAGATGAATTATTTAATCCACCAATAATATTACTAGCAGCATAATAATAGACTGGATCTCCAGTCGACAATCCGTGTGATGAAATTGTGATTGTGTTACTGCTCGTACTAACATTTGTTGAATTGGATGTAAAAGAAATTTGTTGTTGAATAATATTTTTTGTTGTATCTGATTTGCCAGCTATAATATGTCTGTGCCAGGCTACAACATTCTCTAATCTATTATAAGTTAAACCAGATAATATTCCATCGGTTCTTACACCCCACACAACTGAATACGGCTCCTGTTGGTAATCCATTTGAGTAATACCGCTATAAGTAATATGTTCTGCAAGAATAGTTAAGTCTGGAGCAACATAACCATCTGTATCAAAATTATAAGCAAGTTCTCTTACTTTTCTTTTTGCTCTTTGTAAAAAAACAGTTGCGTTACCAATAGATAAAGCATCAACTCCAGCTGCACCATAGTTGGATTGTTTAACAATAGAAATATTTGTAGGTGTAATTGCTGGAGAAGTTCCGGCTGATACTGCATATTCTCCACCCGTTGTCATTACAATTAAAGTTCTTGTAGCTTTCATGGCTTTAATTGCATTAACTTGGTTAGATGCAATAGTATAAACCATAGCATCGTCAGCATCGGTTCCAGATGTCATATTCTCATAATCACCAGATTTAGAGAAATACATTGTTTGAGGATTATTTGTGGTTCCGGCAAAAACTAATCTTTGTTCAAAGAAAGTAACTACAGAAGGATGACCCGTGGTATCACTAAAAGCTCCAAGTTTCCATTCCGTTACAGCGGTTGTTCCAGAAAAATCTTCTTTAATATCTATTTTAACAACAGTTGCACTCGTATAACTTCTAATTTTTGCATAACCATCGCTAAAATTAATTAATCTTCCAACATCAGTTGAGGCAAAAGTTGAGGCAGATGCAGTTAAAGTTTGATCGTCTCCAGTTGTAGCTCCTGGTGTCATTGTTGTTGATGTAATATTACTATCTAAATATGGTCCATCAGTAAATTCAACTTCACTTAATGTCCAGGCTGTATGACCGGTTCTTGATAATTTTGAGGCTTCGTGAGAGGAATGACAAATATACATAACGTCAGCAGACTGTGCAAATTTTAAATCAAATAATTGTGCTGTTGTATAATTTGTTGTGATTTGATAAATTTTATTGGCTACACCAGCAGATGAATAAGTTGTGTAACCAGAGGTATTAACATTACTCCCATCAACATCCTGTAATTCAAAAGTGTTAGTAGTTTTGTTTGCAACTTTAAAAGTTTTATTATTAACTTCCGTCATACCGGCAACACTAGAAATAGTTACAAAATCTCCATCGGAATAACCATGAGAAGTTGCAGTAACAACACCAGGATTGGCTTGTGTAATTGCGGTAATTGTAACATTACTTTCTACAATTTGACCATTATTTTTAAAAAATCTAATATATTGATTGCCAAATTCTAAAATATAAGTTTGAGTAGTTGAAAATGTAAATGGAATTAATCTGGTTGAAGTGGAAGAAGTTTTAATTTCAGATACAAAATAAGTTCCTGGTCTTCTTGTTACTGGTCCATGCGGCATAACAATAAAATTTTCAATGTTAGTTGCACCATTAAAATATTTTGTAAAATCTGTTCTTCCCTCCATAGAAGAGGAAAGCTCCCCAGCCGTAAAGCTAGGGATGCTTAAAAGTTGTTTTCCCATATTTAGTATCTACTGTTTAAAAAATCTTCAGTTATAATTTGATCTGTTGGAGCTAACTCTGGATTAGTATTATAACCTTCGCCAGCGTCTGTGTGTCTTGCTTCTGATAATTTAGCTTGATATTTTTCAGCCATTAATTTTGAAACTTGTAGATTGGCAGTTATAGCATAAGCAATATCTTGCGCTAAATGTGCAGATATAGTTTCTCTTAATAAAACATCTAATTCGTTGACATCTGTTATTTGTGCTAAATAAATTAAATAAACAGAACTTTCATCAATTAATAATTTTCTGCCTTCCACTTTATAGTCGGAATTATAATCTTTAATTCCTAAAATTCTTAAACAATCTGCGGGTAATGTATATTGATATGTAAAACCCCAGGCTGGAGTAGCTGTATCTTGTGCTAATTGAACTCTTTTAATTAAGCAGTTCCAAGGATGTGATCTGAATACTGCATCTCTAATTGTTGTATATCTTTCATTACATAATCTAGCATTTTTACTATCATCTGTAAGAGCTGTTATTGAACTTGCTCCTAATTGATTTAATGCTGAATTACAAATTTGAACTACTGATGCCATGTTATTCCTTTTTAATTATGTATTTTCTTCTTAATTTTCTTGGAGTAACTAAAGCAAATATTTCAGCCTCAGTTAATTCCTCTTTAGTATCAAAACCATAATGATATTTGCTATCATTTTTAAATCTGTCTACCAAAACATACCGGTAAATATAATTACCACTTTTAAAATGTAAGATAAGTTTTGGTTTATCTATTTTTTTTGTCATGCACTTTAGGCGGGTTCCACTCTCGCTTTCCCCGCCTAAAATTCTATTTATTAGTCAATAACGTAAGTTATATAACCGCAAAGATCGTCTCCATCTACTAAAGCAGCTATTGCTAAAGCAGTAATTTCAACGCCATCTCTACTTTCAAATGTATAAGTTCCACCTTTCAGCTTTCCAGCTGCGGTGTTACCTTCCATATCAAAATATCCGACAGCATCTACGTCTAAACCATCCACTAAACCATCAACGTCTAATGCAACCGCATCTCCGTCTAAGTCTGTGTATGCTTTCCAACCAATATCCATTGTTTGTGTACTTGTAGTCCAGTTACAATAAAATCTTGATAGACCGCCTAATATTTTAACTTTACCTGGAGGTAATTTCCCCAAAGTAACAGTTGAGTTTGCACTTCCAGCACCGTCTTGGTCATGTGTAAAATACAAGGTTCTTAATTTACCATGTTTATCTACAGTATTTGACTTAACGATAGGAGTTGCAGTTTCTATAGTGTACTCAGCACTCTTTTGTGTTGTAACAGCCATTATATTTTCCTCCTATACTGTTATGCTTCATGACATGGAATTTGAACAACTTTTTTCTCTTCCATTCTTACTGCACCAAGAGACATTGCGTAGTACACTTGTGTTGAGTAAGACTTGTCAGCTCTTTCAGAGATTTTTGCAGATATATCTTTTCCGATACCTAATTTTACAGCATCTTCAGTATATGCAAAAATTAATCTGTCGTCTGTGTTCGTTTCATCCATGTTCAGTCTTGTTGACATTATAAACTCAAAACCTAAGTAAGAATTTATACTACCTTCAGCAAGAGCTTTAACTGTATTATAGTCAGAGCTAGTTACTTGAGTAGTTCCTAATAGATCTTGGATCTGTACTGGTCCGCAAACGACAAAACGCTTTAATGAAGCGTCTACATCGTTATTATCTAGGATTTTCTTCGCAGCCAAAAGTTTAGCAATTGTCAAACCATCTGATTGGTCTGAAGTTGCAGTCTTTTGACTAGAAGGCAAAGGTGTAGATGAACCACCAGCTACACCAGTAGATGCTGAAGCATTAAATGAAGTTATAATAACATCATCCATACTTCTATTCATCGCTGCGGCAGCTGCCTTAGCGTATGAACTTGTCGGGTCTACCAACATTCTAACTTTGTCAACATCGTCAACTAAGTCAGCCCATTCGTAGTCAGCCAAGCTCAAACGTCTTCTACTATGTGGAGTGTCTAACTGAGGTGTATCTCCATGCCGTGAAGTTCTAAGCTGTGCAGCTGTAACTCCAACTTGATCGAAGAATGCATTTTTCCCAGTAACAGTTTCCACATCAACAGAAGATCTTAATTTACTTCCTAATTGTTGAGAAAGCATAGCAACATTCGAGCTATACTGCTCCACAAAAGAAGTAGTTATTTGTGAACTCATAATAAGTTCCTCCTTGATTGTTTGTGTTAATAATAATCGGATGATTATCCTTGCGGGTCACTCCTCGATTTTAGATCTCCTGGATCCTATACTTTCATAGTGTCAACTAGGGTCTATTGATTATCCTAATCATTTTCAGCTATACGTGATTTTTCTTTTCTCGTAAAGCTAAATTATTTAAACCTCATTATTTTTTTGTTTTCGTAAATTCAAAACTTCATCAACAACAAGCTCATGATTAGGATGTCTTTTATCCCAATAAGAAGATCCTGTTTTTGTTAATTCTACTATTTCTTTCTCTATTTGAGCTGGAGTTTGATAAGCTGGTCCAGATGCTTGAGTTATATTATCTTCTCCCATCTTGTCAGCCAAAGTTGCAAATGCTTTAATAAATGCTGGATGATCTCCAATTTTAGTTCCGTCTGCTAAATTTTTATCTAAAAATTCATCATCAAAAACTTGTGTTGCAATATTAGCAGCTTTAATAGTTTGCTGTTTATATGCTTGACCCCACTCTTTTTTAAGAGATGTTTCACTTTCTTGTCTGGCGTTTTCAGATGTTGTATCTAAATCCTGTTGCTGTTGAGCTGCCATATTATTATAAAATTTAACAATACCGTTAGCTTGTGTTGGAAGTAATCCCAATTTATGCGCCTGGTCTGAAAAATTTTTTAATGCGTCTTGATTGATATTAACATTATCTCCTAGCTCATATTTATATCCAGTTGCATCCTTTGGTCTACCTAGTTTTTCATAAACTGCATTCCAATCATCTTCAGTTGCATATTTATTTGGAACCGGAATTTTATCTGATCCCACTAGCTTTTGTGCATGAACATAACTTTTTGCTAATGAGCCAACATCTTTAATATTCTCTAAAGATTTATCAGCTCTTATATCCTCTGGCAGAGATGTTTTCCAATCTGTGCTTGTTTCTGGAGTTTCTGTTTTAGGATCTCCAGATAACACCGTATTATCAGTTTCTACTTCTGGTGTTACTACCTCTTGATTTTCGCTTGACATTTTTATTCTCCTTTTTTGTTAAGCATATTTTTAATGAACAAGATTACTGATCTTGCTCCTTCTAAAAATGCGCTTTCATGGCTATCTCCTTTAACGTGAGTAGTCATATAAAAACCGCATCTTTTTTTCAAATCAGAAAGCACTCGTTCTCCAGCCTCTGATTTAAAAACTGTTTTATAATCAATATTTAATTGTTTAAGTTCTTTTTGATCCATTACTCAACTGCCTTTAGAGCTGGTGCTATTTTACCAGCACTTTCAGCAACAGCTTGAGCTTGTTGTAATTGTTGCATCTGCATCTCGGCTTGTTGTTTTTGTTGTTGGATTTGTTGTACCTCTGCTTTAGATCTCATAATTTTAGCTGGTAAACCTAAAACATTTTTAATGTGATCTACTAAACCATCAATATCTATATAATCAAATACTGGTGCAATATTCTGCATTGATCCAAATATTTCTATTCCTCTCATAACAGATGATAGCTCTTGTGTTTTTTGAGCTTTGGCTAATGGAGATACATATTCTATCTCTACATCCTGTTCGCCAATCTCTTCTGGTATTGGAGGTAGTTTTTTATTTATTAATAATAAATTAAAAGCTCTGGTAATTAATGGTTGTAATAATTCAGATTGAAGTCTACCTAATACTGGACCCAACAATCTCATCTTCTCTTCAGTTCTCTGCATAACTTCTGTTGCTGTCATGTTTTGACCCTGGACCATCATTAACTGGTCGACAAAGAAATTTTCTCTAATTGCTTTTCTTCTCTGTTCTTCCATTTGAATACCAACTGGAGCATTCGAACCAACTTGTAATGGTTCAATTCTATCTCTGGTTCCAGATCTATAAAAATTTAATCCACCAGGTACAGTTCTAATTGGTAAAATAAAACCATCATCCGGAACCATTAAAGGTGGGTCAATTTGTTTTTGTGCAGCCTTGATAGATGTTTTTGACATAGTGTATAACATCTTTGTATCAGGCAGCGCATTCATGGCTGGAGATCTTCCAAAAATTTCATTTGAAGAAGATTTTAAATATCTAGGTACAACGTATGGAAATTCTCTAAATCCACCTTCTCTTAAAATAGCTCCTGTTTCCTGATGAACATGGCATGAAATATAATCCATATTATCTTTATTTTCATAACCCATTGGAGCATCTGATTTATGTACTGAATGAAGTATAATACTATCTTCAAAAGGTTTATTTTTTATTGCATCCTGTAATACTCTTGGCAATTCTACATCTAGAT